CTAATTCTCGACCGTAACAAAGAACAATTATCCCGTTAACCGTACAGTGAGACCCGTTCAGTTTAAGACCAAACAATCCATTATCATAAACATATGACTGCATCAATTGTAAGCCGTCGCAACTAACCATATCAATCCCTATCCCATCATTATATGCTGAAAAATGATTGCTTACATAACATTGTGTGCCATGATTTATATATAATCCTGTGCCGTAGCAGACTTCTGTTATCGAATTATTAAGCTTCAATCCCCAAGGATAGCTAAAATACATACCATATTCTTTACAATGTATGCACATTACATGGTCTATGTGAATGTCATAAATGCTGCCACCACCAGTTGACTTGTCGATATAGATACCGCTTCCAGAAGCCATATTATTAAAGTTACCGTCAATGGTAAACTCAGCTAAAGTTATCCAGCCGATAGATTGTGCACCAGATATGATACATTGCATTACATTACAATCAGCCCCAGCCGTAGGCCGAATCGACGTGCTATTTGTACCAGCCCCGACTAGTGCAACATTATTACCACTTGTTGCATCCGCCCGGTAAAAGTCTATCGGTGCTGCCACATTAAAATAACCACTCGAAAGCTGAACCTTACCACCTGGAGTAGTGGCCGCAGCCGCTATGATTGCAGCATTTATCTGAACCTCATCAGCCGTGCCGTCACAGACATAATCAGCGTTTGATTTAAGATATAAGGGGGCATCAGAAGCTGCAACTTCGACACACAAATTACCGGAATAATATCGCCCAGTATCTGTGCAGGTTATTCCTAGCAAAGAATAAGTAGTTGCTGTAATTGTTGGTGTAGTAGATAAAACAGCCGAATCGCGATGTTTATGTAAAGCAACCACACCCACATAATCCGTATCCATTGTTAAAGCATCGGTATATGTTCCTGGAGTCAATATCAACCATCGCCAATTTGTAGCCGACAATGCACCCATATTGCCATCACGACCGGACGACTTGAGCCAATCATACTTCGTCTGTAAATCGTCATCTGATGTGATTGTAAGGGAATTTTCACCCTCAATAAACGGTTTACCTTTTCTATACCTGCCTCTAGTACTCATATCTAATTATCCTTCATATTCATGTAGTCCAATAAAAAAACTGGCGGTCGCGTTATCTGTTGCACATTTGATCATTGCAGATACAGCATGTACTCCCCATTGGAGTCTTGGCATCTGTATAGGTATTGGAACTCCACCGGCCTTAGAGCCAGCTGGATTATTATTTACCATTATAGTTGTATATTGTTCTGCCGTTAAAGCATTTGCTATAGTTTGAGCACCTGATAACCAAACCACTCTAATTAAATATGGCGTATCAACACTCAAGTTAGTGATAAATATTCTGTGTAAATCATAATAAACTCCATCACCAATAGCAGAAGCGTCACCAAGTCCGATTAACTTAGCATAATCACTGGCCACAGCACTAAAAATCCCGTCACCAGATATAGCTACGTATGGATTTAAGGTATCTTCTAATGCCCAGTCTGTACCAGATTGATCAGCAGATATTCCGAACCACCGTTCGACAGAATGAAAATGAGTTTCAATTTCATGGACTCGATAAGCCAAAGAATTATGTGTACCCAGCAAACCTTTGGTTGCCTGGTTATCTATCTTGGGATTGTTACGCGGATATCGACTCACTTAACTCTCTCCAGTAGCCGGTCAACCTTCTCATCCATTCTGCAAATCTGAGCCCGAACCAGTTTCATATCCCTTTCCATCGCCTTCATACACTCATGGTATTGCTTCTCGTCCACCTTCTTAGCCAACTCGCACTGAACATAATCCTTGTTCTCAGAAAAAGTCTTATTAGCGTATGTGATGTGTTTAGTTACAGTTGTAATTAAACTACCCCACGCCACGGCCATACCGACAACTGATATCAAAACTAGGATAGTCAACGCTGTAATCTTGAAACTTCCGTTTGTTGGCTGTGCCATGTGTGGTCATGCCTCATCCTTTGAAGTTGTGTATATTCTCTAAATTAACATATTAGCTATATTAACATTGACTATTTTTCCTATCTTGTCAAATTAACCAAATAATTATTTTACCCGACAAAACAAACAGATATGTATAAACGTCTTACAGATATGAACTTACAGAAATGACCGACCGTAAATAAAAAAATGGCAAGACCGAAGCCCTGCCATAATCTTCTCTAAATTGTTGTGAATAAAAAAATTAGCTCATGTTAGCGTATCACAATGTCAAAGTTCGTTTCCCTTGTCCCATTCCCCATAAAGAGTTTGAAATGGCCCATACGCACGAATCTCACAATACGCTTCAGTTTGGCATCCGGCGACAAAGCTCTTATGTTTTCAGTAGCCTTATATATCTTATCCATCTCTTCAAGGGTCAACTGAGGACCCATCGGAAGACCATTCTCTTCGTAGCCCTCCCTCATACAGGCTGGAAAGAAATTCGACACCTCTTCAGAGATGCCAAAAGGCTTATTATCCGAGCCCAGAACCTCACCAGAGCCAATACCACCCTCCCCACACTTCACGTACCGATAAGTGCCAAAGGCAGTCTCAGTCTTATCGCCCAGAGTAGGCTTGATAGTGATCTTAGCGTGATTCTTCTGCCAGGCCAACGCCTTCTCCACCTCTTCCGGGGTGATATCAGTGGTAGGTCCCCGTTCAACCTCCGCAGTATCGTCTTCAAAGATTGCTGCGTAATGAGGATTCCACATATCCTTCGGAACTGAAATGTCAAGACCTTTGGCCGGACCAAAATCATATTTCAGAAAAGGGTTTACAGATGCCAATTTCCCAAATACCGCATCGTGAATAGCCTTCTGATTATCCGGAAGGTCCATAATGCCGTTCAGAACACGATTCAAAGCCGCTGCCGAATGCTTAATACTCTCAACAAAAGGGACGCAGCAGTACCTCAACACCAGCCGCGTCTAAGTCAATGCTAGTGCGAGAACCAAGAAGCACCAACCCACTCTCGCGGTCAGTAGCCAATAATAGCCCCTCATCCAATATCTTCTCACCGTCATGTATCACATACTCAAATACAATCTTCTTGACTTCTTCCATGATAATACCTAATTCCTTTCTAAAAGTAAATTCCAATAAACATATCTAAACCGAGTTCTTATCTCATATTATACTAATGAGAGTATTTAAGATACTGGCTTAATTGTAATTCAAAGATCAGTAAAATGCTTCTGCTCGTATTGCCCCAGTATAGCCGTAGTTTAACAATGAGACCGGCCAGCTTCCAGATAAATGGAACTCGTACCGCTGGTTTCTTCCGAGGGGTTGAACATAGAATTTTTAGAGAATCCGCCCAGTATGTAACAATTCTCTTGGATTAACTCTTCTTTAATTGTAACCGTCATTTTAACTATCCTAAAAAAACGTGAACCAATGTAAAATTTGGTTACAATCTCACACCAGCTCACGTCACTAATTAAATATACCCCATAGATTTCATAATGCAAATTTTATTTCTAAAAAAAAAAAGACCCCACACCAGTTCACGAGTACCGGATTATGTCGTAGGGTCCCACTCATGTACATATCTTAACCTCTATCCTTAGACTGTCAATGACATTTCTGAAAGTGATTGGAAAGTAGATACATTAAAAAAACCCCCTTAATGGGTGTGAAAATCAGGATTATTCACTGTCAGAGAAAGTAGATCGAAAGTAGGAAGCCTTTTGGTTAGAGAAATTAGTGGTTTCTATTCCCATTCTATTCCCAATATGTCCTAACTCTCACATAATAAAACTCTTATAACTATTCAACCACTTGACGGTAGGTGTTTTTAATAGAGAAATTAGAGGTTAAGTAACACGTATATGCCGCAGGGGGGCCGGGGGGGTTGCACCGGGGGGCCGTTAATTCCTTCTGATAGGCGGTAGGGGGTATAATGAGCCTTATTGAGCCTTATTGCGTCTTAACTCAACTATAGAACGTGAGAACAGCGACAACACGCTCAGAACCTAGCTAACATAAGGACTTACAACACTAATATCAGACTAGTTGATATGACAATACATTGATTGCTTGCCAGCATAAGCCCATTGATTGCTGTTACTCAACCTTGCTTGCCTGCTGTTAAGTAGTAACTCTCTGTCTTCACCTGTCCATCGGTGTATATCTATATCGTCCCTTCTAACAATCAATAGCATTATACATATATCTCAATAGATTGTGATGTATATCACAGTTTGGTTAATTATCGATTATAATCTTTGGATGAATAAAACTATATAACAGTATCTATTGTATAACACTCTCTTACTCTCTTAATAAAGAGAATATCTTAATATTAAGAGCAATAAGCATACCATTTTACATATTGTAATAGATATGGTCTGAATAGCTGTGATTGTTGTTATCTCAAGATTATACAATTATCTCAACAATTATTTAATTGATATAATCCTATGATTGATAGTGTATTAGAGTGATAATTGACTAGCTGAGATAATAATCTTCTCAAGTATCGTTTGCTTTTTGTCCGATACGTTGTATAGTTAAGGTGAAAGCAACGGTTATTATTCAAACACGGAGCAAAAAGATGTCAAAGTCAAAGATATTATATCGAACGTGGCCGACGACAGGGAACGTTATAGCGGTGTTCCCTGATATTGCTGTGGGACAATTTGTCCCTGATAAATGGTGTATTGGTCTATCAATAACTGGCAATAAATTACCTGTTGACCTTGACTTAATCAAAGCCAAGACCAGACCGGCCACCACTAATGAGATATCCAGCTATAAACAAGCAATCAAAGCAATAAGGGCTTGAATGGTTATTATTCTAATTGGAAAGGTTATATTATGAAACAAGTAACAAAAAAACACTTCAAAGAATTACATTCTACTGGCAAGTTGTGGCTTGTTAGCGCTTGTCCTAATAGGTATCCGGCGGATGTATATGATATTCTAGTTGACCGGAAGGGCGATTATCCACAGCACGAAACAACACGGGCAAGCTTAGACAACTACGGCGATTATAGCAAGACAGTAGCTACCACGTTTGAATTGCGCGGTAGAGTCTTTTACTTCGTAACAACTACAATCGACAACTCAAAGTGCGATACATGTAGTATGACAGACACGAGAACCGATGTTGTAATATATATCGAAAAATAACCACTAAACGAAAGATATATTATGAATATCACACAAGCAAAAAGACAGTTAAGCAACGATAAGAATGTTGTGTTGATTGGTAATTACTTCAACCGTGTCGAGTGTAAACTCTTCTTATCCTCTATATATGGCCGATGTAATCGCAAGCTTGCTTTCGATCATGCTGTTAAGTGCTTTAAGCAAGACTTTGTAGAAATAAGCACTTATTACTCTGGCAGTAAATCAGATTGCAAGTTTACTTGGAAATAAGGTTATTTACTCAAACACGGAGACATATAATGCCATTCAATAGAACATGGGAAGAAATACACGCTGTGCAGCAGAAGAAAAACCATCCAAAGTTGATATCGGTTAATAATAATGTTGATTATGGTTCTGACCCATTAGGCGATAATAAGTATAAAATGATTCCTTCTGGCGATATTGTAAACTTGGTAGAGCGTAACAGAAGATTGACCAAATAACCACTAATCGAAAGATATATTATGAGTTGGGAACCAAGAGAAATGAATTGTGTTGCACTGATTGTGCCGAGAGTTTTTATTCATAAACAGAATATAGCCCAATATTACCCCTTCAGCGCAAGCCAGGCTCGCCACTGGCAAGGGGTTTGTGTCTTGTTTTACGAGTCTATTTTATTATGAAAGAGGTAAAAAACATGGAAGCGATTATTGAAAAAAACGAGTTAATAGTAAGGATTCCAATTAGTGAGCGCAGCAGTAAAAGCGGCAAGTCAACCGTTATTGCGTCAAGCGGCGGCAATATTGCAACGTCGGCAATTCATAAGGGTAAGCCTGTGATTGTCGGTTGTAATGCCTATATCGCCAAATAGTCAACCGGAAGCCCTGCCAGGTTTATATCTGGCGGGGTTTTCTAACATCTTATAAGGGAAAAACAATGACTTCATTACCAATGTTTGCAAGTTACGGGAATTATAGTGATAAAATGGGCAATATACGGGCTTTGGTATTCTCGTTTGGCAGTTTTGAAATATACTACAGCTATAAAACGCCGGTGGCGTTCCGTCAAAATGGCCGATTAGTAGTACGCGAAAATGACTGGGGACCGACAACCGGAAAACACCTGAACTGGATTGATGGCGGTAATAAAAAAGACCGTATCAAGGGCGGACCGTTTGAATTGGAATTGTCTGGCATAATGGCGGAGCTGCAAAAATGAAAGTCTTAGCTTATATCCTAGCCTATGGAATATGGGGCACAATATTTATAGCTGGAATAGTTTATCAACTACACAAGGAAAAGAGGTGATACAATGAAGAAGCAAGAGATGCGAAACCACTACCCAAGAGAACGTCAGAGCTTATTTAATGCTGCGTGGCGTAGATACCGGGCTTTCCGTAACGATGCGGACATTGACGATCCTGTGGCCTTGTTTGAACAGATAATTAGTCAGTTAGTGAATGATTCAAAGAGTCAATTCTATATATATGGCTAACCTCTTCCCCCCTGAATCGTAACCAGTTTCGAACCTGGTAGGGGTTTTTGTATCGAATAACACTAATGAAAGGATTAAGACAATGGAAAAACAATTTTCAGTAAAGGCGTGCCGATGGTTTGACAAGTATTGGGGTAATACCTATCACTCCGTAAGATGTACAAGACACTCAGACGGCGCAGAGGTAGCCGCCGAATTACAGTACGGCTATGGTGAGTGTTATCGCCAAACAGCTATTGAGATAATGCAGAAGGCTGGCTGGCTGGCTAGTGACTACAATGACAGAACCTCTCACAATATACTGTGGGAAGTTTCAGACGGTAAAAAAAGAGACTGTAAGGCCAACGGAATACTATAAGGAGACTAAACACAATGGAACGTATGAGAACGAAAGCTAAAGAAGTACGGAAAGCAATCGGCGAAGTCGTGCTTGACATGATTGAGAATGAACCGGAAACATTTAAGGTTAAGCACGCAATCCAGCTAGACACCGAAACATGGCTTATGATTATGAGCGCAATAACTACTGAAATTGAGAGAGTAATAAGTCGGGCCAACATGCCTACTGAGGCAAAAATGTATAATATCAATAAATTCTTTACTGCTATGGAGTTCATCCACGATTCAGTATTGGGCACTGAATTATAAACCTTTAACACATATAGATTTAAGGAGATAAGATATGAAAGCTATGAAAAAAACCATCGGCATTATTGACGATATAGAGTTTGTCGATGCCGACGATCTGGCTCATTATAAAGAATGCCCGCAAGCTTGTGACGCTCAAGCAAGAGTCGGGTCGGGCGTTGAGGGTGATTTTAATCACTCGGTTTGGTGTGGTTGTGGTCGGCATTTGGGGTATATTCAAAGCAGTCGGTACGAGGGGTGTCAATCTATAGAGTGTCATTCTTGCAAGCATTATTACAAGTTTTGTTCTATATCAAGTATGCGAAACTTATGTTGGAATAAGAAGTGCTTTTATGAAGAAGGTACTGCACTTAATAATACGCCGGGTAAAATACCTTCTGGCTTATTGTAATTAGGAAGGGTAAAACAATGAATAAAACAGCAATTTACATGCGGGTATCTACGGGCCATCAATCTACTGCTAGTCAGCGACCAGATATAGAACGGTGGTTAGAGCTATCACATATACACCCAGAAGACCAGATTTGGCTTGAGGATACCGCCTCCGGGCGTTCGCGGAGTGGTAGGCCACAATACTACGATCTGGAGCGATTGGTCTCCAGCGGCAACATAGAGCGTGTGGTAGTCTGGCGTGTTGACAGGTTGGGCAGGTCGATGATTGAAGCTTGTAAATTCTTCCAGTTGTGCAAGGATAACCAGGTCAACATCATCTCAGTGAGTGAGGGCATAGATAACTCAACTGAGCTGGGCGAGCTTATAACGAACATTATGGCCTCTTTTGCTCAATATGAGGCCGATATGAGGGCCGAGCGTATTCGGGCCGGTATATCTGCTGCCCGTAGGTCTAATTGTCCAGAGTGTAAGGCCAAGTGTAAGCCTACCCCAGACCCGCGGAACCAATACCCCAAAGAGTTCCACTACCAGTGCAAGGTGTGCAGTCACGAGTGGAAGGGTAAAAAGTGGGGCGGTAGTCGTAAAGGCAGAAGGACTAAACTAACCGATGCTCACGTCAAGGCTATCAATAGTCTGGCCATGAATGGTATGAAGGCTCCGACCATCGCTAAGACTCAGAATATCAGTATATCCACAGTTTATCGGGCTTTACGTATGCTTGGTCATTTACCAGAATTGCCTTCGAGTCGGGCCATGTAATCTACAGCCATATCAAAATCGTGCTGGGTGTCTATGTTTACTGAGTCGCCTGGCTGTTGGACAATACAGCGGCGATCTGTACCCCAAAAGGCGTGCGGGTCGTCGCTTGTGTTTGCATCCATCAATACTTCAGTCTTGACAACTGCTGCTGCGCCATCTACGTAGTAATACTTAGGTAATTCCTGCCTGCGATACACCTGATTGTAGATGAGCTTGCTTATCTGATCGTCCTTATTCTTCTTGTGCATGAAGAATGGATGCTGCTCACTCACTTCTGTAACTGTCTGGACCGAATCACAACCTGTCTCTTTGATCTTATCAATACATGCCTTGAGTATGCCCGGCTTGCGTACTACATTCGGGTACAGTAGGGCCACATATTCATACGAGTCGGGCTTGCGTCTATCTACGGCATGTCTTAACACCATATCTATCGGCGTATCATCTTGGCATAGACATTCAGGGCGGTCGATTATTAAATCCGTATTACAACCATATGCCCACTGGTACTTCTTTAGATATTCTGGCATATTTGTAGTCAGGACGGGGTAATATCCTTCGCTGATAGAGTAGTTCACAGCTATCTCTATCAGGGTCATGGGTCCAATCCTCTTAACATTCTTATTCTCCAACCCTTTACTACCTGCTCTGGCTGGTATTATTACTACTGTGTCTTGCATTTCTTAATCTCCTAAGTTAAATCCATGCTGTCTGCGGTGTTTCTTGTCTCTATCATCGAACCCCTTGAAGTTGGGTCCGTACAATTCTTTAATCTGGTCGTCTGTCATCTGTGGTTTGACCTGCTTATTAACATACTCAATCATGCTATCGTGTATACGAGTGAGAATATCTTCTGCCATCCATTCCCAATCTCTCACTGCAATTGGCCACATCAGATTGATAAGGAAGTTATTGCAGTCTCCAGTTTCGCACAATGCTTCGATGTATTTTTCTTCGGTAATAAACTTAGCTTTAATCATACCGAACACTTGCTGATATAATTGCGTCTTCGGATATGGCGTGGCATACATCAATGACGATAGCGGTATCTGATTATCTATGCAGAAGTTTTGCGTTTCCATTATCGTGTCTGGCCCTTCGCCCGGATAGCCAAAGATAAATGAAGTCGGGCATAGCATACCTGCCTCTCTTGTATCTCTTATGACTTGTGCTGCCTGCTCTGCTGTCTGCTGCTTATTCATAAGCTTGAGCATCTTATCGCTACCTGATTCTATCCCATAGCTCACTGATACACAGCCGGACGCTTTCATCTCTTTAAGCATATCAAGGTCGCAGATACCTACCCGGCCAGTGCATGACCATTTGAGATTGGGTAATCTGTTCCTTATCAACGCACAAATATTATAAACTCGCTGTTTGTTAATCACGAAACAGTCATCTTGAAATGATATAAAGTCTAGGTTGAATTTATCAACCACCCATTCCATGTCATAGCCAAGAGGAACAACATCGAAGCTTCTCCACTTCGTGCCACTGAGCCGATAGCAGAAGTTGCAATCATAAGGACATCCCCTTGAAGTCACCATGTCCATGTCTCTACCGAAGCCAACTACTGGGTTTGCAAGATATACATTCATTGGGAATAATTCGTATGGCGTGATAGGCAGGTTATCCAAGTCTTCCGATATTGGGTCTTCCGGCTCTATCCCAAACACCTCTCTGAGTATCTTATCCTCACCTTCTCCTGCTATCAGGAAGTCGTGCGGTATATTCCTCTCTACGATCTTAGTACATGCAGTGGCAAGACCACCACCCAAAACTATCTTAGCATCAGGCAACGCCTTCTTGATTAGTGGAACCATACGCTTCTGCCATACATATGTAGTCACCATGCCACCGATACCGATAAACTTGGGTGACTGTTTCTGTAGCTCAGTAATCACCATATCATCTGTCATACGCAAAGCGTTAGCATCTATCACACCAACATCAATGCCAGCATCAATCAACACAGCAGCGATACTTCCCAGTCCATGTGGAAAGTTACGTGGCTTATCTTGTAATCGTATCGGAGGGTTTATCAGTGTTATGTCTTTACAGTATCCCATCTTTCTTAATCTCCACAAAAGTGTGCCACTTTCTTATTATCCAGACCCTTTTTAATTATCCCTTGCAATCGCTCACGAACGGCTGCTACCTTCATATCTCCAAACTCAAACAGTAGCCTCTCAAGAGTAGCCAGAGCCTTTCGTGCTGCTACAGCAACCTCTTCCGTATTGGCAAGTTGTGTCTCTAATTTATGCACTCTATCTTCATGCTTCTTATGAGACTTAATCAACTCAGCGTGCTTTTTTTCCTGTCTTTGCAACGCACCTATCAACGCTTCTTTTGTTTTGTATTGTGGTTTCATTACTCGTTATCCTTTCGCTCTTATTCCTTGTCAGCAATTGCCTTTTTTGCCGCCAGTTTTTCGTCCTTTGGGCTTAGCTGTTCCGCGACCTTTTCCGCCGCCTCTTCCGTCTCTTGGCCCATTACCTTTCGGGCCTTTTCCATCTTTGTTAGCCATTTCATTATCTCCTTAC